ACCTTGATAATATTCATTCCAATATAACCACTCTGCCCTATTAAATCCAGCAGCATAAGCATTTAACATATCTTTTCTAGTAAAGCTATTTTTTACACTCTTAATGTTGATAGTGTTGTCTTTTGGATTGATTTTAAGTTTAGGGTACAAATTTGCTTCTTGCGGAGTATACAGTTTATCAGAATCTATTTCTTCATACTCAACCAATACTTCTTTAATCTGATTTCCTTTGTTGTATTCTTTTACATACAATTCAAGAAATGATTGAGATGGTTGAGGTAATGATAAATGTTGTGTCATTAAAGGTAGTTTATGTTCTACTAGTAATGAACTATCTGTTGTAGCTATGATTTTCTTGAACCATGCTTTATTAATCAACAACTCCTTTCTCATTTGAAAAGGTTGTTCGCCTACAACTGTTTTTTTATATAAACACCAATCAACTTCTTTTATTTCTTCATCTGAAAGAAAGTAGAGATGTTGAGGTACATGTTTAGTAGAACGAGCATTTAAAAACCCTTTTACTAAATTGTCAATTGCTGAATAAAAATATAAACTATCTCTAGTTTGTAAATCTTTTTCACCATTAGATGGTAGCATTACTACCTGTAGTTTCTTGTTCATGTTGTTTTAATTTTAGTTTAAAATAAGATTGGTAGTTACATAGTTTCAAGGCAGTCTACATATTTGATCAAGCATCAAGGACACTCCTATATTTGTTAATCCCTACTACCAATCTATTTCTTTTCAGTCTTTACAGTTGGTAGCTGCATCGTTTCCAGATGCACCTAATGATAGCTACATTTAAAGCCATAAAATTGTTATTACCAACGTAAAAACCTTTTTCAAAATCAATACTTATAAGGAGCTTTCTGGCATTATCCTTAATTTAACCTCTCTCATTAATTATATTACTATAATCAGATTTTAATAAGTAATGAGCTTATTAACAGATGTGCATAAGTATTTTGCTGATTAAACAGCTGATTTTAATAGTTAATAACTCTTCTGTCCAAATTTCTAGTTGAAATAGCAGTCAGGCTATTTTCCCAATATTTCTATTGTTCCTGCGTTATACTATCTCTACAACAAACATTAACTGCTAGAACAGACCATCTCATTATTGCTTTTTAAGAACAAGTCTTGATGTGTTTATCTTCAAGCAGAAGAGTTAAGTCTTATAGTTTCTCAATTAATTCAAGTAAACTATTTAGTTCTTTAAATAACTTACTATGATTTTCGTTAGTCATATAACTATTAACAGTATCTAAATCAACTTTAGCTGTATCTTGCATTAGCTGATACATATATTCAGTTGATTTATCTTTGTGATCACATAATTGATGAATAGCTGCAAGTTTAAGTTTAGTTATGTATTGCATATTTATATTTTAAATGTTACTAAAATCTAATAATGCATCATAAGCTGGTTGAGTAAATAGATTAATAGTCTCATACTGTATTTCTGCAAATATAAATCTATACTCATGACACCACAATTTGAACTTATTGATATTACTATCTTTCCATTCAAGTAATTGATAATATTTAGCAGTTTCTTTTTATGTCTAGCAATACGATATGGTAGATTGTAAGCTATTGTGCTTACAATTCTTTTACCATAACATTCATGTAGATCATGTTTAGATTGAGCTATTGGTGTTTTCATATCTATATGTTTCTTAATGCTACTAATGTCATTATATTAGATTCAATATATGGTTCTAATTTAAAGTCTTTCAATAAGACTAAGAACATATTAAACTTATGGTCGTCACTAAACTTATCTATGTATTGTTTGAATAGTTTAGGATCAAACTCTTTGAATTGTTTTTGATTTGTTTTAAGCTCTAGAACAGCACCAGCTAAATGAGCTTGTTCTTCAAATATTTTTTCATGTGGAATCCATGAATGACCACAAGATATACATTTAATACAATTAATTAATATAGCTTGTCCTGATCTCGATAAAGTATTACCTCTATCTCCTTTTTTACCATTAGGAAAATCTATAAATTCTACTAATGTGTTTTGTAATGCTTTAGAAGGTTTTCCTAATCCATTACATTTTTTACAAATGTATGATGTTTCTTTTGTTTTCATCTTGTTTGTTGTTTAGATTGTTGTGTTAATAAAATTAGGTAGATTCGATTGTCCTACAATGTTGGAATTAAACTAGCAATTAATAACACCAGAAGATTATTATTAATCTAGGTAGCCACTCTATCTTAATGCTACTAATCTAATTTTAATATTATAATATCTATTGCAGCTAATACTGATACATTATTAGTGTACGTATTAGACTGCAAAGATATTAAGTTTTTACTAATCTCGAAAGAATAGTTAATCAATTAAAGTTGCAATACCAGCAATTATTATTGCAGTATGAGCAACACCGTGGATGAATACTGTGATTTCCATAGTCTATAAGTGATTAATTTGCATGTAAAGACCTACTATGATGTAAGTTGCACCAAGAATAGCAATGATTCCGACAATAATGTTGCCCACAATTTTGGCTGATTGTTCTTCGTTTGTTAGATTTTTCATGTTAGTTTTTATGGTTAGTTTCTGTTAATTTATGAGAAAGATTGCTAATATATAGATTGATAATATTAGGTTAGTGATAATTCGTGTAATATTGAGGGTTAAAGGAGAGTTATAACGAGTAGCAAAACATAAACATACTGTTAATCACATATTTTACGTGTTATTCTGTAAAATACTATAAAATAAAAGGCAATCAAACTAGTCTTGCAAAACTAATTTGATATTTACATTCTTTTATTTTTTTGTATTTTCTGTATAATATCTTAATGCGCAAGATATTATCAATAGCTACGGGGCATAGCATATTCCCAATCTCCTATCAGAGAGATTATTAGTTTTAATATATAGCTGATACTATATTTTATTCTAATTGTTTTAATTCGTGTGTCAACGCGTAGCCAATAACAATAAAATAGAGAGTTATAACCATTATAGCTACAACTCTCATATTTATTAACCCAAAGTAAATGTTGGTGTTACTCCTTGTGACTTGAGATAGTCCAAGATAGCAAACTTGTTGATGCGACCACAACCAATGTATTCAGTTGCATCAGCTTTACGCACACCAGTTGCTCCTGTTTTACTGTTAGTCCATGTAGAACCAGCTTTGTGTACATTAAATGATACAGTTTCTGCTGCATCATTTAGTTGAGTCTTTGGAACCCAAATTTCTGCACCTGATGCAGTAGTAACTAATACTAGTTCTTTGCTGTCTTTAACGACATTTTTGCGAGATACGATGTTTTCAGTAATCATAGTTATTGTTTTTTAAGGTTTTACGATTTATTTTACGAACGAAACTTGATGACGGGTAGTTCCATCCCAAAGTTTTGTAGGGGGCATTGTGTGGGGGAGGTACTTCCATCTAAATATACAAACAAAATAAAAAATTATATAAAAAATTTTTTTGATAGGTCTAACCCATATATACGAATCATTTTTAAAAAATTATAAAAAAATTTTTTTCCAAGATATATATGTCGTAAACTTACAATATGATATTTCACTGTAATACTTGTAATAAAAGAGATAAGGTAAAATTTACCAATAAAGCTCTTACTATATATGTATCTTGTCAATGTGGTAATAGACAAGTATATTTATCTATAAAAGAGGAATTAAAACCTACACTTCAAAAATATACGGTTTATTCTACTCATCAATTAGTTATAAATTTTTAACTCTATGCAACATATATTTAAAGTTGAGCATAATTATGAACATGATATAAGTGACGAAGCTGGAACTGAATGTCAGTGTAATCCAATAGTTTATATTGATAAAGATAGTGGTGATATGTTTTGTATTCACAATAGTTCTAACTCAATAACAAGTAAAGAAGAATATTTAGGTTTGATAGAATTAGTGAATGAACAACAAGATGATAATCTTTTGGAATACTAGCGATCTTTTTACTTTTTTACGATTTTTCTTGTTTTGTATTTCCACCAGCGTTACATTTGCGAGGGATCGAGCAAATGGAACATGTCCCAGCCGTCCGCAGGACATGAACCTCCACACAGAGAAAAGAAAGTGGATATAGGTAGTATATTGGAGAGGTGTGTCCAATTATGAACGAATCAACTAGTTAGTATATGTCTAAGTTACTATACCTTATCGAATAAGTATGCCCAAGAGAAGAGATTGGAAAAGTATATTTGCAAATAATCCGTTAGATATTGAGAAAGATAAGAGTAAACAACATTGGTTTAGAAGATTAGCAATTCAAGAAAATACTACCTTTGAATTTGTAAAAAAGATTTATTATGATCATCATTATAAACATAAAGATATAAATGAACATTTAGCATTAGAAGAAGAAGCTAAAGAAGTAGGTATACCTATTAAAGATGTTTCTCATTATTGGTACAAAGGAGAACACTTCTCTATATTTACTAAGAACAATCACAAAACTTATTTTACTGTAAGAGATGAAATAATTGAGAGTATGAAAGCTCATGCTCCTAATTATACAAACATTAATTATAACTACTCAGTTCTTCAAGAAGCTCATTTACTTGTTATTGATCCAGCAGATATTCATATAGGTAAACTTTGTCAAGTGTTAGAAAGTGGAGAAGAATATAATGTAGAAATAGCTTTTAATAGAGTACTTGAAGGTTTAGAAGGTTTACTGTCTAAAGTATCACCATTTGCAATAGATGAAATACTTCTGTTAATTGGTAATGATATACTTCATGTTGATAATGCAAAGCGAACAACTACAAGTGGTACACCACAAGATACAGATGGTATGTGGTACTCAAACTTTATACGAGCGAAGCAGCTTTATATAAAGATAATAGATAGATTAATACCTTTAGCGAAGAAATTAAGTATCAAACACAACCCCTCAAACCATGACTTTACTCATGGTTTTTTTCTTGCCGATACAATCCAGAGTTGGTATTCTAAAGTAGATAGTATTGAATTTGAAGTTAGTATTGCACATAGAAAGTACTTAGCTTATGGTAAGAACTTAATAGGTAGTACACATGGAGATGGTGCTAAAACAGCAGAACTTCCTATTCTTATGGCTCAAGAAGCTAGTCAACATTGGCATTATTGTATTCATAGATATTTTTACGAACATCATATACATCATAAGAGATCAAAAGAATATGGTTCTGTAACTGTAGAATCTGTAAGATCACCAAGTGGTACTGATGGATGGCATCATAGAAATGGTTATCAACATGCAGCGAAAGCAATAGAAGCTTTTTTACATCATAAAGAACATGGACAAATTGCTAGGTTTACTCACATCTTTTATTAATCTTTGCAATATGAAAAACTGGGATAAGATATTAAATTATTGTTATACAGAATTATATAAGAATAGCACACCAAAAGCTAATTTTAGTGAATTAGTTAAAAATGCTAAATTAAATAAATTTGGTCAAAAAGATATTCCATTTATGGACTATGAAATAGAGCAAGACAAAATGAGTAAAATTATAGAACAAACAGTAAAGAAATTTAAACTTGAACCTTATTATGCTAAATCTCTTAGATTTAAAATATATTTAGGTTGCTCACCAAAAATTAAACTAAATGAAACAAAGTAAAGTAGAAAGTCTTGTAGAAGCACTAGTTAATACATTTATTGGATTTATGATAACTATGATAGCACTTCCACTAGTAAATTATATATGTGGAATTAAAATGAATTTTATTCAAGCAAGTAGTTCAACAGTAATATTTACAATAATTAGTATACTAAGAGGATATATTATAAGAAGATTCTTTAATAACTTATATACTATTAAACATTGGATTATAAATAAAGTTGTATGAATAAAGACTTAAAACAAATAAAAGAAGTAAAAGAAAAACTTGAAAGTCAGTTATATTTTATAATTGATCTAATATCTCATGTAGAACAATTAGAAGAGAAAATATTGAAGATAGAAAAAGCAGATAAATTAATTAAACAAGCTTTTGCTAAAAAAGATGCTAGATAAATTAGTTGAAACAATATTAAATTTTATACAACTATTTAAATTTTGGGATGTACTACAACCGTGGGAAGAAGGTATTAGAGTTAGATTGGGTAAATATCCTGAACCAGTAAAAGTATTAGAAGCTGGATTTCATTGGATTATTCCATTCACCATAGATGTAATACATACAGTATCTATTGCAAGACAAGCAACTGAATTAGGATCACAAACTATTACTACTTTAGATGATAAGTGTATTGTTCTTGAAGCAGTACTTACTTATGAAATTGAAGATATAGAAAAAGCATTATTTAAAGTAGGTGATGAAATAAGTGCAGTTAAAGAAAGAATACAAAGTATAATTAGAAATGAAATTGTTAAGACTAACTTTAATGAAATAAATAGTGAAGCACTTGAAGAAAGTATTAACGATAAAAGTAAAAAAGAAGGAAATAAGTGGGGCATTAAAGTAGTTAGTGTATCTATTAAATCTTTAGGTAAGATAACTAGTATTAGACTTATTAATCAATAATCAGGATTTAAATATTCCTTCTCCAAAATAGAGTTATCAACAAATTGTGAATAAATTGTTGATAACTTCCCTTGCATACTTTATCAAAAAGCAATAAAAATTCCAGTCTTTATTTGTCCATAGACAAAATTTGTCTATCTTTCGTAAAATTTATTTTATGGAAGAAAGTGTTGTTTATGAAGAAAAAGCTAGAAAGGAAGTTATACATGAAGGTAATCCTTTCTTAGTTGTTTCACCAAAAGATGTAGTACTTATTGGTGACTTAGAAAAAGTTAGTCAATTAAATGAAAGTGGTCTGAAGTAAAGGTAAGAATCAATATTGGGTTAACAAATCTGTTATATGGAGGTAGATTATAGATTACCTTTAAAACTTAATACTTTGTATCTTGAAGATAGACCTTCTTCACAAGGAACTATTAGAAAAGTTATAAATGCAGTAGTATATATAGAGTGGGAAAGTATAGGAGGTATTGAAGAATTTGTAAAAACTGGCGTATTTCCAGAATCAGATAGTAGTTCTAGAGTTACTGTTTGTACTAAATTAGGTAACTATGTCTGTAAAGGAGATGTTGATGAATTTGGTAATGATTGGGCTAGATATAAGTTGTGGAAGGAAAACAGAAAAATATTTAATTTAAATTAATATGAGCAGAAGATTAGATCAATATAGATTTTTTTTAGGTTGTGCAACTATAGATCATGTAAACAACAAGTATAGAGAATTAGTTAAATATCATCATCCTGATAAACCTACAGGATCACATGAAAGTTTTGTAGCATTGAAAAATGAATATGATTTTATAACAGAAAGTTCTCTTATTAAATTTCCAATTAGTAATGTATTAAATACAACACAAGCACAACAATTTGTTGCTCAATATCCTAAAACTCCACAAGAAGCATATAAAAAAGAAACAGTAACAAACTTATCACCAGATGAAATTGAACGTAAGAAAGCTATTAATCACTTTAATAATCTTAGAGCTACTGATATTACTTTTAATTATATAGATGATATAATTAAAAAGTCTAAAGATAACAATCTTAGTAAGTTGTGGATATATGGTGAAATACAAAAGAAGTGGGATTTAAATCTTGATCATTTCAAATATGTAACCTTCAAACTAGGAGATAAAGTTCATGTAGCTAAAGAGTTGTTTAGAAAGTATCAATTGATAAATGTATGAGTAAAATAACTTATAAAAGAGAATATTTAGATAAGTTATCATTACAAATGATAAAAGAAGCTAAAGATATAGACTTTGAATTTGGAGATAAAAAGTATATACTAGATATAAAAGAATATACAGAACATATGAAATTTACAAGACCTGATTTATTTGAATATGAAAAACAAGAAAGATAATAGTTTTGAAGAAAGTAGAAGAGTGTGGAAAAGTAGTGGATTTATTAAATTTAAAAATAATTTACATTTAAATTACTTTAGAAGTTGGTATAAGTATATAGAAGAAACTTCTAGAAAAAATTTTAATTTTCAAGTTATTGAAGGTATTTTAGCTGGAAGTAGAAATTCAAAAGGTAGAGGTATATTAGATGGTTTAAAAAATGACACAACAAGAAAAACTAGATAAATTTAAAACATTGTATAAACCTAAAGAAGGATATACTATGTTATTATCTTTATTTAGCAATGAACAAATATTTAATTGTTGGATATTTAAGAAAGTAGAAATAGTAAATAAGAAAGGTATTAGAGATACAGCAGAAACTCACATTGATTCAATTAGAAACAAAGATATTCAAGAGTTTATTAAACAATTAGATAACTATATAGAAAAGAAAAGTATATGACAACAAAATATAAATTAATTAAGTTCTTTGGAGGAACTTATAAAGAAGGAGAAAATACATGGTGGTATGATGGTGAAATAAGAGGTTTTATAGCTACTATTAAATTTGAATGTTATAAAAAGATTATGCATTTATATTATAGTATATTATATAGAATAGTTTTAACTGAAATATATATTAAAGATTTAATTAAAGGAATACAATATGACAAAAGATGAATTTTATGACTCCGTAGATTTTGGTACTACTCAATATGAGACATTTGAGCAGTATATAATTAGAGTAGGTGAACATATTAAAGACTATAAGATACGATTTGGAATACCTTCTAGTGGATTACAAAAAGTTATTATAGACATATTTAAAACTTCTTTATTAAATAAAGTAGAAGTTAAAACTGGACAAATTGATAGTAGAAAGTATGATTTAATTATCAATAAATTAAAAGAAGAATTAAATAAAGAATTAACTAAAGAATTATATGGCAAAGAAATCTCCAAGTAAACTAGAAATACTTGAAACAGAAAAAGCTCTTACTGGTAAGCAAGATTGGGAAATTGATGCTGGTAAAATGACTGAAAAAGAAAAACGTAAATGGTATCAGAATCATGTAGAGACTACTCAAAAAGGTAATCCTAACATGAGAGGTAAGACAAAAAAAGTTTATAGATTTGCACCTCCTACTAAAGCTCAAGAAGAGATGATGAAATATCTTGATCATTATGGTAATCCACTTCCAGGATATAAGTGGGATGGAAACAAAATTACTATTGATGTAGATTATAGAGAAAAAGTTGATAACAACAGAGTATTTAGTTATGTTAAATCTGAAAATAGAGCGTTATGAGTAAAAAGAAAAGAACAGAGATAGAAATTCTTGAAGATAGAAAAATTATCTTAGAAAAAATTCAAGTAGAAAAAGATACTACTAATTTTAATAAACAAATTGAAGAAGAGCAAAAATTAAAAGATAAGTTACCTATTGACAAATTAATTGATATAGCTACTAAACAAGGATTGTTAGAAGATTTAACTCCTGATCAAAAGTTTGCAAGATTTGTAAAAGGTATTAAACTACATGATATAGTTAAAGATTGTATGCAATCTTCATTAAATGAATATGCTAAACAATATAATAAAATTAATCCTACAGACAATTTACAACTTAAATTGATATTAAGAAATAATAAGAATCCAAGAAAAGGTGAAAGCTTTGCAGCAGATTTATTGTTAGAAGTAAGAAGAGGTGATACTTACAAAATAATGATTAAGAAAAGTGTAGGTTTTACTCATATAAGAGATGTAAGAGATGAAGCTGCATGGAAGTATGCTCTATATGGAAATATGTATAATGAACTAATTACTCTATCTTTAAACCATTTACTCCTTACCGATGATGTTAACTCAGGAAGAATTAAATCAACAATTTCCTAGTGATCCACTACCTGATACTAGATATTCTGTAGCTTGGTATCATTTAGAACTTAGAGAATTTGTAATAGTGTATGATAAACTATCTAGAAAAATAGTTTATAAAAGTAACAGTTCTATAATAATAGATGTAGATGGTAAAAGTTTAAGTAGGAAAAGACAGTATCATCACATTAAAAAATTCTATGGACAAAATAATTGTGACCCCCCAAAACAAGTAAATCCTTCTATTTTTGAAGGTTTTTGAAACGTAATTACTTAATAAACAAGGAGCTAGAGATAGCTCCTTTTTTTATTTATAAATAAGTTCTAAATTTGAAAGATGCCTACAGTTTCACATTATGTTGAATACTATTATGAAGTTTTGTCTTTATTAGACTTAGCTAAAAAAGTATATACATATATTAAACTGGATTATAAAACTGATGTTTATATAGTTGAAATAGAAAGAGAATTATTTTATAAAGTCAATATTGAACTAATAAAGTATGCCAATAAGTAATGTATTAGATTACAAGAAGAATAATGAACGAGATAAGAACTTCTGTAATGAACAGTTATATGAAGAAGTATCAGAAGAACTAAGATTAGATATTGAGTTAGTAAAAGAAGTAGTAGGTTCAAATAGTAAATTTGCAAAATCTGTAATTGAAGCAGGAGCACTTGAAAGTTTTATATTACCTTATTTAGGTAAATTAAAATCTAAACCAAGATCATTGCAAAAAGCTATGGGTAAAATAAAAAGAGGGTAATGGCAGCAAGTATAATAAGATTTTTTGAACTTAATAAATATAGAGTAGTTGATCTAGATAAAGAGTGGATTAGTACTATAAAAGAATTTAAAAAGATACTAACTAGAGATAAAGGTTCTAAAGGAGATATAGATGGAAGAAAGAAACTACAGGCGACTCGTGAGTTTACTTTTATTTATCATTATTGTGATTATGCTAGTAAGTTTAGCAACTATTCAGAGGATGATAAATTAAAAGCATGTCAACTCAATGCTGATCTACCAGATGATTTTGACTATACTAAAGATGAAGATATAGTAGCTGCTGTTAAAAAGTATAGAGACTTACAAGAAACTCCAGCATTAAAAATGTTAGCAGAAGCTAGAGAAGGATTACATTCTGCTCATAAAGTTATTCGTAAGATTAGATACTATTTAGAAGAAGAATTAGCTAATTTAGATTTTAGTAATATAATTGAAGAAGATGAAGAAGAGGGTAAGAATAAAAAGAAGAAAGTTGATCCTGTAACTAAACTAACTGTTAGTTTACAAAATTTAATGAAGTTAACTAATGAAGTTGCTCCAGCATTAAAGACTATTAAAGAGTTAGAAGAAGAAGTTAAACTTGAACTTGGAGAGAAGAAAGGTTTGAGAGGAGATAGACAAAAAGGACACAGAGAAGAAGCTGTTGAAAGACCAACTAGAGAAGTAGAAGATACTAGTACTGGTACAGCAGGTATATTTGATGATATAATAGGTTAAAATGACTAGTCAATTATCTCACCATTTTGTGAACACGCGTTACTTTCGTGAAGCAGCTATTGCTTATAAAAAGAATGGTGGTAGATATACTCTTGCACCTATTGAAAGTAAAGAATGGTATGAGTTTTGGGAAGAACAAGAAAGAAGATGTTTATATGGTTATAAAGTAGGTGGAGTTAAAGTAACTGGTAGACATTACTTCTATATGAATTTTACGCAGTTGCGTAAGATAGATGAAAAGAATAAAGGCAAAAAAGTATCATATAAAGATTGGGATTTTCCATCTTTCTTTGAAATAGATTATGACTGGTTCTGGTATAAAGAAATTGCATGGCATGGTTGTAATAAAGCAGTTTTAGATAAGTTAAAGTTATGGAGAAATCCTTCTCCAAATGTTGATCCTATTACAAAGAAAGTATTGGATGAATATGGAGGTGCAATGCATTTAGGTTGTTTAAAAACACGTAGAGCTGGATTTTCTTTTAAAGAAGGAGCTGATGGAGTGTATAACTATAACTTTATTCCAGGATCAAAAAGTTACTACTTTGCAGCAATAGAACAATATCTTACTACTGACGGTATTCTTAATAAAGTAGAATATAATCTAGAGTTTCTTAATCAAAATACTGATGGTTGGTGGTTAAAAAATAGGATGCAGAAGTCTACACTTATGCATCAAAAAGCTTCTTTTATAGATGATGAAAAACAAGTAAAAGGTTTTTTATCTGAGATAATAGGAGTTATTATTAATGATCCTGATAAAGTTCGTGGTAAAGAAGGTATTAAGATAGTATATGAAGAAGCAGGAAGCTTTAAAGATTTAAAAAGAGCTCTTGCTATATCTGTTCCATCTGTATCAGAAGGTGCTACACTTACTGGACAAATTTCTGTATTTGGTACAGGTGGTGAAGAAAAAGGAGTTGATATAAATGGACTAGAAGAAATTTTTAATAATCCTAGAACGCATAGGATGCTTGCTTTTGAGAACGATTGGGAAGAAGGATATGAAGGAAGTGAATGTGGAGTATTTATTCCATGTTATATGGCTAATGGTAGCTTTATGGACAATGATGGTAATGTAAATAAAGAGAAAGCTATTGCATTTGAAGATGAACAAAGAGAGTTAAAGAGACAATCAAAAGATCCTAGAGATTATGATCTTCGTATAGCAGAGAATCCTAAAGTTCCTAGTGAAGCACTTCTTAGAATTACAACTACTGATTTTCCACAAGCTGAAATTCTACTACAGACCAATCGTGTCTTACGAAGCAAAGAGATACAGGGATTATTACTACATGGTGAAATCAAAAACAATCCAGGGAAAGGCTTAGAATTTTTTGTAAAAGAAAATGCTAAACCAGTTATTAATTATCCACATAAAGATAGTGATGATATAAGAGGATGTATTACTATGGTTGAAAGACCATTGACTGCAAAGATATATAAAAATAATAAAGTCATTACAGCTATACCTGATGATGTATATATTGTAGTAGTTGACCCTTATTATAAAGATGAACCTAAAGGAAAACAATCTACAATATCTTTAGGTGCTGTATATGTAGTTAAACAAACTAGTATATACTTCAATAATAAGACTGAACAAGATGTTGCTTGGTTTGTAGGTAGACCGGGAAGAACTAATGAGTTACATGAGATTATAATGAATCTTGCAGAGTTCTATAATGCAAAAATACAATGTGAAATAGCTGGAGGTGGACAAGGTTTAATTGATTATGCAAGAGAGCGTAAAAAGCAAGGAAGATTAATGTTTGAACCAATTTACATAAATGAAAAAGAAGTTGAAAAGATTTCTAAAAACAGAAGTTTCTTTCTTGACCTTGATACTGATAAGAAACGTGAAGGAATACAATATTTGTCAGATTACTTAAAAAAGGTAGTAGGTTTAGATGAAAATGGTCATGAAATTTGGAATTTACACTATATTTACGACTTAGGTTATTTACAAGAATTAAAAAGCTTTAATGCAGATGGTAACTTTGATAGAATATCTGCTCAAATAGTTAAAATGTTTACATTGAAAGAACGTATTCAAGAGAAAGCAAAGAAGAAAGAAAAGAAGCCTAATACTGGAATATTTGGAAAACGACCATTATACAGAAACTTGGAGAAAACAGAATATAGAATATTATATACAAAGTTCTATATATAAAGCAGTTCAAAGTACATTACCTAGTGATAAGAAAACATCTGCAAATAATATGCAGTTGTGGTTTAACATCTACAACAACAAAATAAATGAGGAAGATTTTAATTATGTAACTAATCCATTAAATACAAAGAATGAGTTATATAAAAACTTCCCTGCAAGAATAAGATCATATAATATTCTTAGACCTACAATTGATTTACTTATAGGAGAGTGGTCAAAACGTCCTTTTAAATTTGATGTACTTAATCTAGATGGAGATGGAGTAATTAATAGTTTCAATGATACTAAGTTTGAAACTTATAAGAAGAATGTAACTCAAAGAGTTGTTAATACTATTAAACAAAGTCAAGGAGAACAAGTAGAAGAAATTCCTAATCCTAAGACTATTATAGAAGATATTAATAGTAACTATAAAGATATTAAAGCAGTTAAAGGATATAAAGCAGTAAAGAATTTAGAATTTGAACTTAAACTAAAAGAGAAGTTTAAAGATCAATTTAAAACTTGGTGTATAGCTGGAACTACATCATCTTTAAAGTATGTTAAAAGATCAGACATAGAATATGAAAAGTTATCACCTCTTTGGATAGATATAGATAAATCTCCACAAGTTAAAAACTTTGAAGATGGTAGTTATGCTACTGTTAAGTTTAGAGTTACTGTAGCAGATTTAGTTGATATGTTTTATGATAGTCTTAAAGATAAAGATTTAAAGAATTTAGAAAAGAATGAGAGCTTTCATAAAACAGCTATGTATGCTCATTATACTAACATAGCTAATAACAATGATACTAACGCAAATCGCTTCAACAAAGTAGATTTATATTATGTAACATGGAAAAGTAGAAAGAAAATAGGTTTCTTAAATTATATTGATCCCTTTACTGGAGAAGAACAACTTGAACAAGTAGATGAAAATTATCCTGTAGATAAAGATGCTGGTGAAACAGTAGATTGGGTTTGGGTAAATGAAGTTTGGGAAGGATGGAGAATCAATGATGATATATATCTTGATATACAACCTGTAGCAGTACAACGTAATGAGATGAACAACTTCTCTAGTTGTAAATTACCTATAAATGGAAGAAACTTTTCTGATATGGAATCAGAAAATGTATCTATTCTATCTTTAGGTATTCCTTATCAAATGATGTACATTATAATTAACTATAGAATAGAATTAACTATAGCTAAATCTAAAGGTAAGATTCTTATCTACGATAAAAATACAATATCTGATGATGAAGAAGAACAAGATAATGTATTCTACTATGCAGAAACATTAGGTTATTTAGGTTTAGATAGGGCAGCAGATGACGTAGATAGAACTTGGACAGGATATTCTGTACAAGACATGTCACTCTTTGAACATATAAATCAACTTATAGGTATTGCTCAATTCTATAAAGATAGTTGGGAAGAGTTAATGGGTATATCTCGTCAAAGAAAAGGAGATGTATCTGCATCTGATGGACTAGGAGCAAGTCAAGAAGCTATATTTAGAAGTTCTGTTATATCAGATATTATATTCAGCACATTTGATGAGTGGGTTGAAAGTGAGTTACAAGGCTTACTTGATTTAAGTAAATTTGCTTGGATAGATGGTAAAAAAGGATATTATAGAAATGATGATGGTAGAGCAGAGTTGTTTAACATTGATCCAGAAGATTACGCTAATAGTGAATATGGTGTATTTATGGATTTTACAGGTAGAACAGCTAGTAAATTACAGTTGTTACAAAATCAAATAAATGCTGTAGCACAAAGAAAAGAAGTAAAGTTAAGTACTATAGCTGATATGATATATACAGATAGCTATGCAGAACTTAGAAACAAATTAAAAGAAGCAGAAGCTATTGAAGCAGAAATACAAAAGATTACTGCAAAGAATCAACAAGAAGCAGAGGCAGCAGCAGATGCTAGAAAGAAAGACTATATGATGTATGAGAACATGCTTCAAATAGAAAAGCAAGAAAGAGATTGGGATAGAAAAGATAATAACGAATATATCAAAGGTGAAATTGCTGGAAGAACAGCAGCTAATTCAGTTGATATAGATATGGGAGTAATTGAGGCTGAATCTAATAAGAGATTAGAGCGTCTTGAGAAAAGTAGCATCGAAAGAAGAAAGCTTCAACTCCAAGAAATGAAACTAAAACAAGATGATAAACATGCCAAAATGAAAGACGAAACTGAACAAAAGAAAATTGCAGCTTCCTTAAAGAACAAAGTATCAGGAGAAAAATAAGAAAGATTGCTATAAATGAAATAATAATTAATCGGTAAATTTTAACATAAATCTAAATTAAACTAAATTTGAACAGTATGAAAATCACAAGAAATTTAAGTCCAGATGGAGGAACAGGAGGAACAGCTCCAACAGGGTTAGAGAACTCATTGTTTGACACATTTGCATCTTTTAAAGCACCAGAACCAGATGCAGCTAAAGCAGACGCAGCAGAAGCAGCTAAAGGAGGAGCAGATTCAGTATTAGCAGCAGAACAAGCTAAATTAGAAACTCTTTTAGCTAAAGATGTTGCATCATTAACAGCAGAAGAAAAAACTTCTTTAGAAGCATTAAAGTTAAAGTTCAATGTAGAAGAACTAAATGAAGATGGTACTCCAGTAACTAAAGAGCAGAAAGATGCTATAGTTGCTACACAAGCTAAGTTAGCTGCAATTTTAGCAAAGAAAGAAGAAGATAGAACTCAAGAAGAAATTGATTTTCTTAATGAGAATACAGAAGAAGAACTTAGTCTATATGATCAAGTAGATGAAATTATAGGAAAGAAAGTAGAAATTGATTATGGTACTATTGATCCTAAAAGTGCGCAAGGAATAGCTAAAAGAGAAGAATATATTAGAGATCAAGCAGCAAGAGAATATGATGAGGAAATCAAACAAGAATTTCCTATTGCATATAATTTGATGTTACATCTTAAAGCTGGAGGAGATGTAAGAAGTTTCCTTGATGAAGGTGGAGATGAAGATTATCAAGCAGTATCTATAACAAAAGGAGATGTAAAAGCACAAGAAGCATTTTACAGAAAAGCATTAAGATTAAAAGGAAATGATGCAGATGAAGTAGATGCTCTTGTAACTTATGCTAAAGATAAAGGTAAGTTATTTGAACGAAGCACAGCAGAATTAGAAGCTTTACAAGCAAAACAAGATAAAGATAATGAGCAAAAACAATTAGCAATAAAACAAGCAGAACAAAGAGATGTAAAATTAAGTAGCGCATTTTGGTCTGCCGTTGACACTTCTTTGACAAGCGGTATAAAAGGAGTAAATATACCAAAGACAGATCATAAAGAATTTAGAGAGTTTATTAAGAATAGCATCTTTAATCAAAATGGTAAGTTAGTATTTTTAAGAGAAATAAATGGAAATAACTTACAAGATGAATTAGCTGCAAGTTACTTTAGATTTAAGAAAGGTGATTTAGCAACAATTGCACAACGTAAAGCTGCTACTTTAAAAGCACAAGAGATTAAGAACAAAGTATTTAAATATAAAATTACACCAAAAAATTCACCTGACGCACCAAAAGGATTTGTAGGAATGAGTCAAATATAAACTAATAACAAATAACCAATAAACAATTAATAAAAAATGAGAAACTTTCAGTATCAAGTAAAAGAACAAGTATTTGATTCTAAAAGTATGTTGGATGAACTCAACTTTTACCACCAAAATCACGGTAAGGTATCGGAGTTGACTAATAAACTAACATATATTTTAGGAGACTATGCTAGTAAGTACCCTATCTCTATGATGACGATGGGAAACTTAGCTAGTAGCAATTCATCAAAGGAAATTGAAGATGTTCAATTTACCTACCCAGTAATGGGTCGTACAGATAAAGCTAGTGCAATTAGCTCTAATCTTTACAGCGCAAATGACCAACCTGGAATTGGTAACTCTTTATTCAAGTTACGTTTCAATGACAACTGGATTAAGCGTTATTACATTATCGAATCTGCTCGTGGTATACAAGCATATGTAACTGATGATCCAATTCAGTTAGGTGATGAGTGGGAATATACAGTTCAGCTCGATCCAGCAGAAGCTACTGATTTCTGTCCTTTTTCTGAAACATCCGCAGGAACATTGTGGGTAGAAGTTAACGTTCAAGTTGCAGAATCTGAATCTAGAGGAACTAGAAGTAAAATGGTAAGCTCTGGTTTGTACAAGAACCAAATGGGCTTTATCAGATCATCTTTCGAGTGGGCAGGTAATGCTGTTAACAAGACAATGAATATTTCTGTAAAAAATCCACAAACAGGTAATGAATCTACTGCTTGGATGGATTTTGCTATGTGGCAATTTGAAAACAGATACTTAGATGAGTGTGAACATGCTTACTGGTATTCTCGTTATAACAGATTAGCTTCTGGTGAAGTACCTCTTAAAGATTTAACTACTGGAAAAATTATTCCTCGTGGTTCTGGTTTGCTTGAGCAAATTCAAAATAAGTCTACTTTTGCATCACAATCTTACGTTTCTCTTCAAAATAAAATTGGAGATGCATTGTTTGGACAAAATGATACAGAAGGTATGAGTATTACACTTCAAGGTGGAACTGGAGCAAGACGCGATCTTGATCGTATGTTGAAAGCTCAAGGAGTAACTTTCTTGACTGATTTCACTGGAGTTGCTGATAAATTTGTATCAGGTTCTAATAGAGACTTGATGTTAGGTGGATTCTTTACTGGTTTCTATCATATTGATGGATATACCATTAAGTTCAAGTACAATCCTATCTTTGATAAAGGTAAGATTGCATCTAAATCTCCTCTTCATCCTGAATCAGGTTTACCACTTGAGTCTCATAGAATGGTATTTATTGATGATAACGATTATGATGGTCAACCTAACATTACTCACGTTTCTCAAAAAGGACGTAGTTTCCGTCACGGAATTGTAGGTGGATTGTCAGAAGCTCCTAAGTCAATTCAGATCATGAATAATGGTGGTAGCATGGAAAGTCAAGTAGCTGTTATGGCTAATGAAGTAGATAAGAGTGCATATCACAGGTTTAAATCAGCAGGTATTCAAATGCTTCGTGCAAGCAAATGCTTTGACTTGCAATGTATTGCAGGTCTATAATAAACTAACAAGTAGAGGAGGTAAAATCTCCTCTACTTATTTTTAATTAAAACTAAATCAAACTAAACTAAACAATGGAAAAGATAGTATATTTAAAAAGAGCAACACCTTTTGTTCATGAAGCTATGAACTCAGAGGCTATGCAAGAGCAATTAGCTCTAAGTCAAAGAAGTATTGGTAGTTATCTTACTAGTAAGACAAATAAAAGACCAGCAACAGGATTAACTCCAGCAGAAGAAAGTATATTACTTCCTATTTTATTAGAAGTAAGTGAAAGTAATGCAACAGAATACAATAAAGCAAAGTTTGATTACTTTAATGATATTGTAACTAAAATTCCTGGAGGTAAAGTAGGCTTACCTTTAAATATTGGTTTACGAGATAATACTAAACCAGTATGTTCAAAAATTAAAGTTAAACAAGTAACATCAGAAGGTATTGAAACTGAAATAGAGGTAATTAATTTACCTGATAATATAGAACAGTATGTAAGATATAGACATGCTATTAACTTTCCAGATACTGCAAAATCAACAGAAGAAGCTATTGGAAATTCTTTAATTCAGTATTATATAGAAGATCCTGCTAGAGTTATTCAAAATAACTTTAAGGAACTTGAAATTAAAGATAATGCTTGGACTGAATATGTTAAAGCTAAATCTGATCCTGATAGAGTAAATATGTTACTTACAGTATTAAAGACATATATTAGGAAACAACCTGGAAAACCTCCACTTAATATCAATAATCTTGGAGTTGAAGAAAAGATTATTGCATTACGTGATCTTGCAACAAATAGACCAGAGAAATTCTATCAATTTGCTATAGATAAAGACTTAAAAAAGAGATATTTTATTGAAGAATGTTTAGCTGTAAATATATTAACTAGAATAGGCAATACGTTTGTAGACATTGAAGATAACAATTCAGCTTTAGGTGATACAATTAATGATGTAGTTATGAATCTATGGAATCCTAAAGAAACTTCTAGGTTAAATAGATTGAAAGCTAAATATGACGAAAAGAAAGGTAAAAGTAAAGTTCTTGCATAATGAATAAACTATCTGTATTAGAGAAACATATTTATGTAAAACAAGGACTTCAAAGGCAAGGAGCACAAAAGAAAGATAAACAATTGCCTCAAGCAATTGATATAGCTTTAAATAAAGCACAATCTAGAATTATCAAAGATAGATTGTTTCCTGATCCTGATGGAGTTCCTTTTAAGTTTCAGATAAATCAAAAACATGTTTCTGATATACAGAGTATTATAATATTTAATAAACAACTTACTGTTTTTAAAGATGGAAATAAATCATACGGTGTACTACCGTATGATTTTTCTTATCTTGTAAGTGATACATCTAATGTAATTGAAGATTGTAAAGATGAGTTTGCAGATTCTAGTGAAAGTAAAACAGAAAGAATATTTATTGTACCTTTTGTTTCAACTAAAACACCTCCTGCTCCTTATTATACTAATATAAAAGTAAAAGTATTAGCAACAGAAAGAGTTCTAACTTTTACAGGTTATCAAACCAAAGAAGAAAATGTATCTATTATAAGTAACATTATTAATGAATATAGAATCTTAGGTGTTGATGCTTATTGGGAAGAATATAAAGATGTTTACAAACCTAATTGTTTCTTAATTCCATCTCTAGATGTTAATAAAACAGTTAATCTAAATATAGATGATGTAGGTTATCAAACTATATTATATGAAGATAAAACTGTTAATACTTTTAAATCAGGATTAACAACTATTAATGAAGTATTAAATAGAGATGTAAAAGCTGATTTTCTATTATCAGCAAATCAATCTTTTTATAATAAAAGTATTCCTATTTCTCCACTCGCCAGCGTTCAAAATGACAGAATTTTAGTGTTAGGAACAGAAAGATTCCTAGTTAATCAGATTGCCATAAATTACATTAGGACACCTAGAAAAATAAGTTTAGCTTTGAATCAAAGTTCGGAACTAAATGGATCGGTACATGAAGAAATATGTGATTTAGCAATACAGTTGTTAAAGAAGCAAATAGAAGATGAATCATATGTTAAAGAAGTACAAGATAATAAAGGAAGAATAGAATAAAAATATTGTAAACATTAAAAACTTAAAATAATATGCCAGTAAAAAAATTTACACGATACACAAAAGGTCGAAATCAACAAGTTTTCGTACCTAGAGCTGTAGCTATTTCAGATGATGCAACACTTGCATTATTTATAGCTAACTCTCTAGTAGGAGAAATTGGAGTTTATGATGGTAATAATGCACGACATATAGATGCAATTACTGCTAACGAGCAATTTTTTATTGTACAAAAAAGATCAGATGGTAGTATTCGTAAAACTACTCCTGAACTTTGGTCTACTGTATCAGTAAGACGTAAGTCTTATGTAGCACCTATTAAAGCTGTAGGATCAATTGGATGGTCTGGAACAGTTGGTAACTTAAACGTTGCAACACCAGCAGCAGGACAAATTTATGAAATTGCTATCATTGAAACTACAGAAGGTAATCAACCTTTCCCTACTTGGAATTTTGAATATAGACTTGTAACTGGAGATACTCAAGTTACTGCTATTTCTCAATTAGCAAAGCAAGTAAATGATTTAACTTCTGTTCAATATAGAAATAATAAACCACTTGTTACTGCTAAAGTTAAAGTAAACGGTACTTATGCTGCTATGACTTTAACTGGAACTAGTCCTACTCTTACAGCAACTAGAGGATCAAATATACTTACTTTAGGTGGTGGTAGTCCTGTATCAAGTGCAATAGTTGGAGATTTAATGTCTATTGATGCAGCAGCAGCACCTACAAACTTAGTTGGTGATGTTTATGTTGTAACAGCAGTATCAGCAGGTGTTTCAATAACTTTAGATAGACCTTATCAAGGAGCAACTCAAACATTTACACAAGCAGAAGCTCAAGGTACTCGTATTAACAGAATTACCGCAGTTGTAACAGGAGGTCTTGAATTTACTGCAATCAATAATGATGAACATTTCAGAATTATTGATCGTCAAGGTCTTGCTAATGCAACTCAACAAAACATGACTGCTTATACAAAAGGTAATGGAGTTGGACAAAGCATTGCTGAACTTGAAAAAGAAGGTAATACTTATACTGGTTTAACTGCTGGTAATACTCAATTTGGTAACTCTGCTTTTGGTGTAGAAGATTTGTTTGCAGTAGAAACTGATACTTATGATACTTTCAATATCGAAGTAAATCAGTTTGTTAATCAAACTGGTGATTCTACTTCTGATAGAGCTAAAGAATTTATTACTATTGCAGCACCTAGATCAGCAGGTGGTTTAACTGCTTCACTAAACACATTGTTTGGAACATAGTAGTTAGTTTAAATATACAGGTCAGAAAAGGAGGAGAGGAAATTCTCCTCCTTTTTACTTTAAAACTACTTATATGTTACTATCTCAAATAGCTGAAATTCTAGCTGAACGTTCTGGTAAACAATTCACAATTCCTTTTAGGATTATGTGTGAAGATTTAATTGTTATACATAGAGCAAGAATGTTAAGTAATACTTTATCTAAAAATCCTGCACAAAAGAAATATTATTCTCAATCAATAATTATTGATTTAGAAGAAGTTAGTAAAGAAGAATGTGAAGAACTAGCAGAATGTAATTGTGAAAATGTTCTAAGAACAGTAAAGGAAATACCTCAAGTCTTAAAAATAGGAGTTAATCCTTTTGATTATTTTGGTTCTGTAGGAGGTAGTCAAGCATATGGATGGACTACATTTGCAGCAGAACAATATATGCAGACAAGTAAAGTTGTTGGTAAAAGAACAAGATATACAATGCTTAATAATAGAGGGTATATCTTTGGAGAAAAAAATATAGAAAAAATAAGAATTGAAGATGTTTGGTCTGATCCAAGAAAATTAGCTACTTTTACTTGTTCAGCAACTGATAATGTACCTTGTTATACTGCAACGTCTGATTTTATTCAAGATGAAGCTCTTACTCAATTAGTAATAGAAAGTATAATGACTAAAGAATTTAGGATGCAGACAGAGAAAGAAAAGATAGAAATAAAAGAAGATAAGAATGTTTAAAGTATCTACTACTCCAAAAACATTATCAGTAAGACATTCATATATTGAATATGCTAAAAATTTACTTGAAGAAAATACTTCATTAACTGGTAAAAGGGCATATACTTTAAAATTTGGACAGATATGTAATGAAGATGGTAGTATATACATAGACTATAAATTATATAAAAAAATACTATCTTTATATTTTATAAAAGCAGGAGTTAAATTAATAAATGGACATAACTTTAATCTTGGAAGTGGATTAGGTTATTTATTTATAATGAGACAAGGTAGAAATCCTGCAAATAAACCTAGATTAAACAAAGGTGAAAGTTTTAAATATAAGAAAGATTTAGAAGCTGCTGGAAAAGAAGTTACTAAAGATAATTGGAAAATATATTATACAGATGAAGAATTTGTAAGAACTAATTGGTCTAAAGTAACATATACAAGTAACATATTATTTTATAAATTTTCTCCTGCTAATGGACAACCCGGAAAAGGTTTTAAACAATTAATGTCAAAGACAATAGCTGGTAATCCTAGTCTATTAGCTTTATATCCTTATATACCTTATAAAGAAAAGTAACATGGCAGTATATAAAACAACATCTATAAAACCATTAATAGCAAGAGTTATTCGTAATACTCGTATTATTGATATGACTTATGCTGATGATATAATGGAATGGATAGGTGAAGCTTTAGATAGATGCATGATTAGATCAAGACTTGAAAAGACATATAAAGTACTTACTATATCAAATCATTCTGCAAAACTTCCATGTGGATTAGTTAGTTTATCTGGAGTAATATATAACGGAAGAAGATTGAGAAAAGGAACATCAAGTATAGATGTTAGAATACAAAAAGTTCCAATATCTGAACTAAAAAGTTATTTTGTAACTGATACTGAAATACAAGCAGAAGATATTAATTCTCAAAATATAAATCTATTAAGAGGAGGAAATATAGTAAAAGTAGATAGTACTGAATTACAAGATAACTTTTATGATTTAAGTTATAACTATATTAAAACTTCATTTAAAGAAGGACAAATAATTGTTTGTTATAAAGTAGCACCTATTGATAGTGAAGGTTATCCTATAGCTCCTGATCTTGAAGAATTAAGAGAAGGAGTATTTTGGTATGTATGTAGTAAATTAGTATTTACTGGATATAAACTTCCTAATAGTGATATGACATATGCATATTGTGATGCTCAAGCAACTAAATTCTTTAGAAAAGCAAAGAATATAATTAAAGCAGAATCAACTGATGAAAAAGAAAATCAAGTACAATTAAGAAATAATTTAATACCTCCTGATAACTATTACGAATCATTTTTTACTGGTGGAGAACAACGTAAATTTGTAAGATAATGAATTTAAAAGGAATAAATCAAAACGTTAATCCAGAAAGTATTCCTGATGGTTTTATCTATTGGGCAAAAAATGGTGTTAATGGTAGAAAGTATGATACGGCTTTAAATGAAAAAGGTAATGCAATAGAAATTGCACTAACTTCTTTAAATATTCAATTTAAAAATGGAGTATGTGTATTAGGTAATAAGATTATTCTATTTTATAAATCAAATACAAATAAAGATTGTATAGCTGTAATTGATGAAATTACAAAAACATTTTCTTTAAAGTTAGAAAGAACTGATTTTAATTTTAATATAAATAAACCTATAACAGCAGAAGCTAAATTAAATTCTAAAAATGAATTAATTGTTACTTTTGTAGATGGTCTTAATACTGATAAATATGTAAATTTAGATACAGTTAATATTAGTGATCCTTTAAATTTTTATAATTTATTTCCTACTATAAATAATACAACTGATATTCAATTAGAAACTTTAGAATCTGGTTCTGTAACAACAGGTGCATATTTTGTAACATTTCAATATATATCAAAAGATCAAAGTAGAACAAGTTTTACTACTATAAGTAATCCTATTTATATAACTAATTTTGATATTACTCAACATCCTTTTACTAGTAAAGGTGTAAATTCTAATCAAAGTTCTAATAAATCAATAAAAATTACTTTAGTTAATTTAGATACTTCTTATAGTAAAATTGCAATCGCTGTTATATCAAAAATAAATGGTATTATATCTTCTAGAATAATAAAAGAAGTAGATATAACAAGTTCAACTCTTTTTACAGTTTATAATGGTACAGAATCTTTAAATACTGTTACTATAGGTGAATTAGTTACAAAAAATATAATATATAAATCTTCTAAACATATAAAATCATTAAATAATCAATTGTTCCTTGCAGAACTAAAATCTCCAATAATTGAAAATTTCCAATCAATAGCAAATCAAACAATTATAAAATGGAGAAGTAAATTAGCTTTTAATAATGATTTAGAAACAGGCTTATTATCAAATTCAAAATATAAAACTGGAAACAAAAAAACTTTTGTTCATGATGAAGTTGTAGCTTTTTATATACAATTTGAATTATTAGATAATGGATCATTTACTGAATGGTATCATATTCCCGGAAGGCAATCATTAACAGGTGAAACTAATTTTTCTACTTTACCAACAGGAGGATTATTAATATCAGCAAGAACTCCTAAAAAATTTGAAATAGAAGATACTTGTATATTTGATGGAGATACTAGTATTCCTTTTGAAAGAAAAGGTACTATGGGATATTGGGAAAATGAAAATGAAACATACCCTGCAAGTTTTCCTGATTTTCCTAATCAAAAAGTAAGGCATCATAAATTTCCTAGCATAAGATATATGTATGAAAATGTCTGGGGAACACAAACAACTTTTGGAACTAAAAATTATGGAATAGATCAGTTAGATAATTTAGATATTATAGTTAAAAATGATGCTTATGATGAAACTAAAATAAAAGGATATAGAATAGGTTATGCAAAAAAGAATCTCTCTGATATAATAGTTTTAGGTACAGGATTAACTAAATTTTCAGCAAATGGAAATAATGGTTCAGGTACAGATTTACCACTTATAAATGCTGGAGGAAATGTATTTAATGATTGTATTGATGAAGGAGGAGGAGGTGGTGATAATATTGTAACTAATAAAAATTATTTAAGATTTAATAGTTTTGATATATGGCAAGATAGACCTAATATTCAATCTTGCTATTTAAAAAATCATATTAAATATAGATTAAATAAATTAGTTCCTGATGATAAAAATACAATTGCTGGTGGTAGTTATGGATTAATTGCAGAAGGAAATAATGATTTAAATTTAGTTGCTTATTCATTTAATTATACTTCAATAGGATTAACTACAGGAACTCCCCCTATAAGAGGAACAACTTCTTCTAATGTAGGTTCCTCAGATATAATAAGAAGATTATCAGATCAAACATATGTACCTAATAATATTAGAGCGCAAGTAGGAAGTAATATAGTTGATAATAGAGGATCAGAAGAAACAATACATGCAAAAATAGAAGGAAGTAATTTAAATGTTGATGTAAGTGGTAGATTAGTTACAAAAACAAATGCAAGATTTGCTGATGCTTCAATGTATGAAGAAAGTTATTTATCTTCTTTAGTATTACCAAAAAGTGATTTTTATATAAGTTATAATAATCAAGAAATAGTATCTAATCCTATAATAATTAGAAACAAATCATTTAATATTATAAATAATATAGGAGATGGTTTTATAGGAGTAAGTTCTTATGTTTCATTAGCTGGATATGGTTCTGTTAATTATTTAGATTATAATAAATCTGTAGTAGTATTTAATATTCATTTAACTGTTGGTAGACATAATGTTAATCAAAGATATATAACATTGGGTGATCCAAGCACATATTTTTTTAGTGATGCTGGATTATTTGGAAAAATTGGATCAGGTAATATATCTAATTACTGGTTTAGTCCTACAATTAGAAAGAGATCAGAAATTTTTAATAATTTTCAATATTCTAAGGATTTTAGTTCTGTAACAGATTTAGAAGTATATGGAATATTTAATCCTAATAATATAAATCAAAATGATTATAAATTTAGAATAATTAGATCAACACAAGGAAATAAAGAAAATAGTATAGATGATGGATGGAGAACATTTAAACCGTTAGATTATTTTGATACAGTTAGAGATAAAGGAGATATAATAAATCTTGAAGCTTGGGGAACAGATGCATTATTAATACATCATAAGAGAGCATTATATAAAACAAGAGATAAAGCAGTATTACAAGCTAATATTATAAATATATCTTTAGGTTCAGAAGATATATTTGAAATAGAACCAAAAGAAGAATCTCCTACAAAGACTGGCACAGGAGGTACTCAACATAAATATAGTTGTTTATTAACTGATTTTGGATATTTATCTGTAGATGAAGAAACTAAAATAGTCTACTTATATGATGGAAAAAATCTTAAAGATTTTGGTGGAGGTTTAAAAAACTTTTTTAGTGATTATCTTAATTGCAAGAAAGATAATCCTTACAATGATCATGGAATTGTTTTTGCATATCAAAATGAAGAAAGTCGTGTAATACTTTCTCAAAAAGCTGATATAAATTTTACAGTTTCTTATGATTTAATTAAACAACAATGGGTATATGCACATGATTTTGTACCTGATTTTATGTTTAATACAAGATCAAATCTTTTTTCTTTTAAAAATAATGATTTATATACTCATGGAGTAGGTGATAGAGGTAGATATTATGGAGTATTGTATCCTTTTTATATTGATTTTGTAATTAATAATGATCCTGACTCACAAAAAATTTTAGAAGTAGTAAGTTGGATTACTAAATATAAAAATACTACTACTTCAATTGATCAAAGAAAAACTATTACTTCTATTACTATTTGGAATGATCAAGGTTGTACTGGAAAAATACCAATTATTACAAATGAAACAGAATCTTTATTTATAGATGTTAATGCTAAAGTCGTAGATGAAGTTTGGTCTTTTAATGATATTAATGATAATGTTATTGATCCTTCATTACCAATTGTAGATTCTTTACTTCTAGATAGTCAAGTTATAGTTTCTAATATTACTACTCCTGTTTGGTATGATTCACAACCATTAAGAGGTAAGTATTTTATTGTGAGGTTAGAATTTGATAATATTGCAAATAAAGAGTTATATTTACAGAGTTTCAATGCTTCAACCAGAAAATCTAATAGTTAATGAAAAGAACACTAAAAAAATTTAAAGGTGGAGGTGCAGTTCCTTATGCTCAACTAGGACAAATTGGATCAGATTTAGTTAATAATATTTCTCCTCAAGATGAATTTGGTGTTCAAGATGATTTTGCTGCTGGAGCTTCTGGGGCTTTAAGTGGAGCTGGAACTGGAGCTGCAATAGGTTCAGTAATTCCTGGAATTGGTACAGCAGTTGGTGCAGCAGCAGGAGGAATTATAGGAGGAATAAGTGGAGTATTATCAAATAATAAAGCTAAAGAAGCTAAACAAAAAGAATTAAATAGAAGAAATTATATACAAACTCAAGAAGATAATGCTAAATTATCTATATATGATACTACTGGATCTAATAATAATCAAATATATGCTAAATATGGAGGTAATATAACTAAATATTTTGATGGAGGTAATCTTAAACAATTATCTGATGGATCAGCAGAAGTAGAAGGTGCTTCACATGAAGAAGGAGGAGTAATGTTATCACCAGAAGTTGAAGTTGAAGGAGGAGAAACTTTACAAGGATTAGATCAAAATGAACCATTTGTATTTTCAGAAGAATTAGGATTTGCACAACTTCATAAGCCTATTGCTAAAGCAATTGGTAAGATGGAAAAGAAAGTACCTAATACAATTACAAATAATAGTATTAGACTTCTTAAACAAAAAGAAGAAGCATTAAAGATGCAACAAGAAGAATTTAAAGAACAGTTTGGTTTAAAAGAATTAGGTGAATATGCATATGGAGGTAGGATTCCACAAAATTCTAAAACTAAAGATTCTTCTAAATTTATTGTAGTAGATAATAGACTAATTAGAATAAAGAAATAATATGAACCAAAAAATTAGAAAATATAATAATCCAACTTTTACTGGTGTAAAGTCTAGTGATATAGTATATGCTGAAGGAGGAAATGTAGGTAAATCATTAAGAGATATTAATTTTACTTCTAGAGCAAATAAATTAAATTTTAAAACTGGTAATATTCAAGCAGGAAAATCTTTATCTGATTTAAATTTAACTAAATCTGTATCTGGAAAACCATATACTAAGGTAGGTAAATGGCAACCTACTCAAAAAGAAAAAGATTTTCTTGCAAGTAAAGAAGGTAATAATTCATTTACTGATGTTGCTGATTCATTAATTCCTTATGCTAGTAATATATCTAATGCTCTTAGGAAGTTACCTAAACCTATTGCATCAAGAGCTGAGTCTACAATATCTCCTAATTTAGTAAATTTAGATGCAGCACGTACTAATATAGATAATTCTCAAAGAAATTTAGATAGAGAAACTGATTATAGAGTATCAAATCCAGCAGTAGCTCAAGCAATTAAAGCTGCTACTTTTGAAAAAACTGTAAATGCTAAAAATCAATTAGCTCAAGAAGAAACTAATCAAAATGCTCAAATTAAAAATCAAACTAGTCAATTTAATCAAGGTGTTATAGCTAGAAATATTCAAAGAGAGAATGAGTTTAACACTAATTTAGTTGGTAGAAATATTCAACAACAAAATTTATTATCTGATAATTTAGCTGATGTTGGAACAAAATTTCAACAACAAAAAGCTGATAACGCTGCAATAGAATTAGAAAGAGAAAAAAATTCTTATCTTCCTGATTTCTATGAAAAAAATACTTCTGGAACTTCTGTATATGATAGACTTAAAGCAAAAAGAAGTAAAAGAGGATATGCTTTAGGAGGAGAAGTTGATCCTGATCCTAAGAAAATACCATGGAAAAAATCTAACGAAGTTCTTTTTCCTACTACATTTAAAGAAAACAATATATTAGACTCTGCTAAATACGATGGAGCTAAATTGTACAAAGCTCAAAAAGCTAAATTAAATAACTATCAAGGAATAAATGGTAAACCGTTATTTACTGGTGTTGCTCCAAATAGAGAAACTCCTATAAAAGAGTCACTAACTCAAGAAGAAATAGATTTAGTTTTAAATAAACCTTTTAATAGAGGAGCTACAGTAAATAAGAACTTTGCTGGAGATAATGGTTATTTAGGTGTAAAATTACGTGAATACGATACAGAGAGAGGTACTGAATATGGTGCTGATGAATTTGTATTACGCAGAGATCCAGTTAAATCTGTAGCTAAACCAGTTCCTGTAAAGGTACTTAAACCTCATGATATAATGGGAAAAGAAACTAATGATCAAGGTCAATTTGCAACTCAAAGACCTATATCAGTTAGAAATAGTTCTACTCCTAAAATGAAAATTAAAAGACTTGGTGGAAAATTAAAGAGATGTTAATAAATATAATAAACTTAAATAAACTAAATTATGCTTACACAAGAAATGTTACCAGAAAAAACTTTTACTTGTAATAAGAAAAAGTACACAGTTATTCAAGGTTTCTTAGGAATAGGAGACATGAGTGATGAATTAAATCCTATTTTTAATAGTAATGGTATTTATAGGTCATTTGTAATAAACAATGAAAAAAGAGGAGAAACTCCCTTAAAAGATTTATTTAATAATGTTAATATAGAACAAGATACTGTATTAGCTGAATTCAAATCTACTAATGTTCAAGAAATTTCTAATTGGATAGATTTTGTTAATAAAACTTACAATTAAAATTTATAATATGTTAAAATTAAAAGAAAAAATTTTTAATCATAGTTTCTTTTGGTCATACCAAGTTAAGTATATAGAAAATCAAATTCAAATTGTTTGGTCTAATAAATTTCTAAATGAAATATCAACATTTAATTATAAAGGTTTGACTAAAGAAAAATCTTTTATGGAGTTACAAGAACGTAGATTTCACAATGGTTTACCAATGGAAAGTTTTAGAATGGTAATTATAAATGAATAATTATGGCAGAATTATATGATCAAGTAAGACAAAGTAATTCAAAATATGTACCTCAATTTGTGGGTAGTAATTTTGATACTTTAAAAAGTCTAGGTGATACTTTACAAGATCGCTATAATAAGAATTTAGATATATCTAATGCATTAGCTATTCAAATGGCTAATGATCAATATTTAGAACAAGATCAAGCTATTGGAGAAAAGCATTATAATCAATTTTCAAAAGCTATTGACGAAATAGCTGGTTCAGATGATAGTTTTGAAAACTCATCTAACATAGTATCTCAATTAGTAAAGAACTACGGATCAGATAGAGATAGAATTGCTGCATTAGATAATAAAAAAATATACGAACAATATATTTCAGAGAAACAAAGGCTTGGAGAAAAAGCATTAGATTTTACAAGACCAGAAAACTTTAAAGGTACAGTAAATGAAGATGGTACTTATAATCGTTTTAGTTATGATGTACAAGAAAGATTAGATTATGATAAACCTAAAGAAGCATTATTTAATCAAATAGAAGCTAGTTATAATGAAGGTGAATTATCTCAAGATAAAAATAATCCTGAGTTCTTACAAAGTATAACTAGAGGAGGTATATCTTCACAAGATATTAAAAACAAATATTTAAATCCTGCAATTCAGAGATATAGAGGAACTAATGAGTATAGACAAGAAAAAAGAAAGTTACAAGAACTTGATGGTCTTACATCAGAACAAGCAGATAAAGAAATTGAAAAATCTATACTTGCTACTGGATTAGAAAAAGTATATGGCTTCTCAAAAAGAGATAGCCAGAGACATAGTGAGTTTTATTTATCTAATCAAGGAAAAGTATTAACTGATAATGATGGAAGTAAATATGAATTATCACAAAGTGTAGAAACAAAAATTCCTATTATTAGTAAAACAAAACTAGGTTCTGATCCTGTACAAACACAAGCAAATAATAATATTATAGGAGGACTTGCACCTATAAATAGTAGAAGTGCTCAAACATCTGGTAAAGCATTTAATGCAGAAAAAGCATATACTAATTTAGATGCTAATGAGAAAACTAAGTTTGATAGAATATTAAAAACATTTAGTCCAGAAACTAAACCTAATTCTAAGGAAGCATTTAAGATAGTAAATGATTATATTAAGCAAGTAGAAACAAAAGAAGCAGATGAAAATACACCTATTATAAAAGCTGCTCCTGATACATATAAACCTGGATTTGATTATACAGCAGTTGGAGCATCAGGTAAAAGTTTAGGACAGAAAGCTACAGATGATTTAAAAATATCATTTAATAATAGAGTATTTTATAACCCAACTACAGGAGAAAAAATATCTGGTTCTGATCCTAAGTTCCTAAAAAAGATAAACGAGCAATTTGATACTGATTTTGATACAGTAAAAGATTTTCAAAATGCAATAGATATTAAAGGTGAGTATTCTCCTAAGAATAGATTTACTGTAATAGCTGGAAATGAAGCTTTTGCAAATCCTTATGCTGCTGTTTTAAATGGTAAAGATTTAGCAGTAACAAGAGAAGCTAGTTACTACAATAGTTCTGATGCTCAAAAATCAGCATTAGTAAATAAAGCTTACAATGCTATGAAAGAACTTCCTGGAATTGTAAACAATGTAGATATTGCAGGTATTAACTTTGAGATACAAGAAACTCCAGAAGGTAGAGTTATTTTAAGGACAGACAATCCTGATTTTGTAAAAGAACATGGAAAAGAAGTATCTCTAGATGATGTTACTCAGATAGCTTTATTTTTTAAATAATGGGAAAAAAGTTAAGTTTAAAAAGTAAGGCAGAACTACAATCAACATTTAATCAAGATGTTGATCCACTATTAGCTACTTCTGAAAAAGTAGGTAATACTCAATCTATATATGAAAAAACTCAATATGATAAAGGTTATTTACCTGCATATGGAGATTTAGATGGATATAAAGCTAGACAACAACCTGCTATAGATCAAGTAGGTAATACTTTACTTAGAATAGTTCCTGCTATTGGATTAGATATATTAGAAACTACAGGAGATATAGTAGAATTATTTGATAGAGATGACACTAAAGAATATACTAATGCTATTACAGAATTAGCAAAAGAAGGTAAAAAGAAATTAGATAAAGATTTTCTTGGAGGACTAAAAAATTATCAAGAAACTCCATCAAATGAATTTGCACCTTTATCTGATTCTGGATGGTGGGTTAATCATGCAGAAGGATTAATAACATCTATTGCTTCTTTTGGTTTAACTGGAGCAGGTATAGGAGGTGCTTTAGGTAAAGGAGCAAAATTATTAAATGGAACTATTCAAAATATTATAAAAACAACTAAAGGAGCAGAAGCTATTGCAAAAACTACACAAGGTTTAGCTCAATTAGGTACAGCAGCAGGTTTGACTCATGCAGAAGCAGTTAGATCAGGAGCAGATGTGTATAGTAAATTAAAAGATGATATTATAAATAATGGATATGATTATGGTGATGGAATTAAAGTTCCTGTACCAGAACAAGAAGCTATAAGACTTGCATCAGAAGGTGCTGCAAATACTTATAATTTTAGTTTTAATACTAATTTACTTCTTAATATTACATCTTTAAATCCTGTTTTTAAATCATATAGTAATTTAAGTCAATCTGCAAAATCTCAATTAATAAGAGGTAATAAAGAAAATCTTAGTGATTATGTTAAAAGATTAACTTTGTTAGAAAAAGAATTACCTAAACAAGCAAGTACATTAGGTAAATTAGCTAGAGAATCTGGGCAAGAATATCTAGAAGAAACTAATACTTTAGTTGGTGAAAAAATAGGTTTAGAACAAACTAAAGGAGCTAAAAGAAAAAGTAATAGTGATATATATTTAAATACATTAGCATCAGAAGAAGGAGCTATAACAGGTATATTAGGAGCTATAGGAGGTATAGGACAAACTGCTGGATTAGAGTTTGTTCCATATAAAACTTATGAAGATGAAAATGGTAAAACTCAAAGAGTATCTGCTTATCAATTAGAGGGAATAGAAAAACAGAAATATCATAAAGAAACTATATCTACTTTAAAAACAGATATAGAATATCTTAGAAAGAATCAAGAAGATTTAAATACAGCAATTAAAAATGATGATAGAGTAGGTGCAGAAGTAGCTAGAAATAATCTATTTAATATTGCAGCACTTAAATCTATAAGAACTGAAACATCAGAAGAACTAAGTAAAGAAATTGCAAGTATTGCATCTGTAGATAATACTATAATTAGAGAGAATGGAAAAACAGATGCTCAAAATCAAGGTCTTGCAGATAATGTAGATGATAATCAATATAAAGAAACAGCAGCTAAAAAAGCAATTGATCTTAGACAATTAAATAAAGAGTTTAGAGATTTAAATGCTATTATACAAGACCCTCATGTAGCATCAGAAGCATTTAGAAGAAGATTAGATGTATATTCACTAGAATCAACATTAACAGATTTAACAAAAGCTTCTCAAAATAAGGAGCTAAATCTTAATGTTAATTTTCCAATTAATCAAATAGATGCTGCAAAATACAAAGCAGAAACCTTAGCATATCAAAGTGCAGTACTTTATCAAGAAGCAAAAGGTGATAAAAAATCTGCTGATCTTCTTAGATCGGAAAGTCAAATAGTAACATCTCTTTATAGTGATTTAGTAAAAGAGAATCCTAATTTAGATAAAGAACTAGAATCTAAGATTGGTGTACTTGCTCCATTAGCAAAAGATTATGCAAATCAACTTGTTGCTAAACAAGAAATTAATAAAGCAAAAGATAATTATTCTAAGATATTAAACGATCCAAAGAAGTTTAAAAAAGAAGTAATTGATCCTGCTATCAAAGAGTTAACAAAAGAGAAAGAAAGAAAAGAGAAAGAGCAAAAAGAAGCAGAAGTCAAAGCTAAGAAAAAAGCAGATTATGAAGAAGCTAAATTAAAAGCAGATCAAGAGAAAAGAACTAAATTAAGTGAACAAATAAATAATGTTCAAACTGAAAAAGATTTAGATGCTTTTTTAGAAGAATCAGATAAAAATAATTTAACTACTCCAGAAATTATTGATCAAATTTCTAAAAAAAGAGAAGAACTTAATAAACAAAACAATGAAGAAAATACTCAGAAAGTTGACAATGTTATTGAAGAAGTTCAAAAAGATGCAGAAGTACAAGATAAAACGTTAGCAGTAGATCAGCTTTCTAATCTTACTCCTATATCTGAAATCTATGTACCTCCTACTGAAAAAGAAAAACAAGAACAAGAAAATATTATAAACGAACAATTAAATAAACAAGAAACTCTAACTACAGAAATTTATGGTAACCACAACAAACTTGCTTACGAAGCTCAAGAACAAGATCAAGAAGGAAACACTATTGATAGTACCATTATTAATGATAATTACAAAATATTACATGATAATACCATCTCCGTTGGTACAGAGTTAACTCTTAAAATTGATACAGATTCTCCTTTCTATGAAGCAAATAAAGATGATATAAACACAGTACCAATAGGAGTTTATTATAAAGAAAAACTTATAGGTTATTTACCAACTTATAGAGGACAAAATAAACAACTAGTATTTGCAAGAAATTTTATCTTTAAAAATAAAGAAGTTAAAGATACAGTTGGTAGAAAAACAGCAGGAGTTTTAAATATAGGAGAAAAAGCTTTAGTTGCAGATAACTTTTCTTTTACTCCTGATTTTCTAATAGGAAGAAATGAACAGTTTGAAGATAGTTTAAATAGTATTTATGACAAAGAAGAATTATTAAATAAACAAGGTTCAAGATCAGGTTATCTATATACAATGACTCCAACTCCTGATGGTAAGCAAATAGCTTTACCTGTTGATATTGATAGAGTTGATTCTGAGATAGTAGATTCATTGATGAAAGCTTTTAATTTATTCTTTAAAAAAGGAAAGAAAGGACAAGAATCTAAATTGACAGAAGAAGAACAACAACTAGTTGTTAAAATTCAAAATGAATACGATCAAGATATAACTACTCCACAAGGATTATCTTGGTATTTTAATCAATGGTTTACAGCAACAGACTTATCAAGTACTGATAAAGGAGAAGCTAATGTTGAAAGAATTAACCAAGATTTAAGAAGTAATAACAACTATCTTGAATTAGTATCTGGAGGACTAAAAATATTATCTAATCCATCTGTACAGAATGGACAAAGTGGTAAACCTTTATTTTATGGAGCTAATGATATTACTAATGAAGGTAAAAGAAATAGAGTTATTGCTTTATTAAATAATACTTTCTATAGAGCAGATTTAACTAAGATAAATAGTAAAAGAGAATTTAAAGTTCCTATATTAAATACAAAAGATAATAATGTAATTGAATATAAAAAGAAAAGTTATAATGAGCACTTATCTTCTATATCAAGAACTAATGTAATAGCTGTTAACATAGGTAATAATAAACAAACAGTATTTGTACAACCTACAATTAACTTAAACTTTGATTTCTTGAAAGAGTCACAGTCAAAAGAAAATTTGGATTTTACAACTGAAAATGGACAAAAATTTGTATCTTTAACCACAAATAAAAAAAGTGGTCTTAATACTTTAGATGAATTTGAAGCTGATGAATTTCAATCTGAAAATCCTACAGAAGAAGAATCTAAAGAATATAAAGATAGATGTAAACCTTAATCTACATTAATGAAAGCTTGTCCTAATACTAATTCTCTAGAATGGAAGTTATTAGAAAAGAAAGCAGGATTGTATGATGCTGCTTTTGATCTTTTTATACAAAATGGAGAAGAAACTCCTTCTATTGAACAAATAGAAGAATATTTTAAAGGTAAGGAACTTATACCTACTGATAAAGAAGGTTTAATTACTTATCTTAAATCTAAGAAAGCTCCTAATGGAGCTAATCTTTTTAGAGAAGAAGAAGGACAACTAAAAATTGTAAATAAGAAAGGATCAGACTATAATCTATCTAATGCTTACAAAGTACTAGGTAGTATCAATTCTCAATTTCCTGGAAAAGTAAAATTATCTAAAGATAGATTTGGTAAAATAGTTGTATCTGTTATAGAAGGTCAATTACCTTTATTTGATCTACCATCTACTAACACTACAAACAATCTATTACTTCCAGGATTTAAATCTTTCTATCAACAAAAAGAAGTAGTAGATGTTTTATCTAGTAGTGTTTTAGCTTACTATAGAGATAACAAACAAGAGAAATTATTGTATAGTAAAGCTATTGAATCAATTAAACAGAATATAACAGATATAAACAAATCTGATCCTAGAGAAGTTTATCAATTAATACTTAATAATTTAGATGCTTTATCTTTAGAAGTTAGAGATAAGCTACAAGCATTAAGATTAATAGCAAAACCTAAATTAGAAGGAACATCTTTAGATAAATCTACGGAAGTTACAGAAGATGAAGAAGGAGTTGAAGGAGCAGAAGTAGTAGGTTCACAAGGTCAAGATGAATGGGTATTTCAATATGACTCAAAAGATAATGCATTAGAAGCTATTAAAAAGTTTTTAGCATTTATTCCTAAAACAGTTTATAACAAATCAGATGATAGTTTTAAACTTGTTGAAAGTATAATTCCTAAGCAACCAGTCTTTTTATCATACGATGAAGTATATGAACAATTAAAATCTGTACTTGCTGGAGTAGATAATACTTGGGAAGCTATGGAAGAAGAATTAAGGTTAAATGCAAAAGGTAAACCTTTTATTAACACCTTATTGAAAAAGATAAACAATTATAAAGAAGATAAAGAACAACTAAAACGTCAATTTGTATCTACCATGAGTTCTTCTTATGGTAACTTTAAAACTATAATTGTAAAAGATAGAACAGATAGAGAAGGAAATATACTTGGTCAATATTTTAATGTAATAGATACTGATAGAACTTCTATTGAAAAAACTATTATATCTAAATGGCAAGGAGATTTCAAAAGATCAAATCTATTTGATGAAGTAGATGGAGATTTGATTTTATCAAAAGAGAAGGTAGAAGAATATCGTAAGAGATTAAAAGAAATTAAAGAAGAACCTACATTAGAAAATGTAAAAGAAGTATTAGAAAAGATAGGTATTACTATTTCAGATAATACTTTAGATAGATTAGTAAATGGAGTTGTAAATAGATTATCAATTAATCAACAATTTACTTCTGATTCAGGTTTATTTAAATTAATTGATCTTAGATTAGGAGCTAAAGAAGTAAAAGAAGGAGAAGATGAATTTAACGAATTAGATGAAGAAACAATTGTTAATGATCCTACTGTAAACAATTCAGCAATAAGAGCATTAGCAAAATTAGATTCTTATAATAACGAAAGCTATTACTCTAATACATTTAAAGATGGAGAAGGTAATACAGTTTATTCCTATACATTTAATAAATTCTTAACTAAAGAATTTAACAAGATACTTAATGATGATAATCATGTAAAATCATTATTAGATATTACTTTTAACAAACCGATATTTAACGGAGAAACTCCTATATATGATACTTGGTTATATTTAAGAGATACTAAACCAGAATTATTTAAAGAGATATTTACTATTTCACCTTTAGATACTTTAAAAGTAGGTAAAGATGGAACTAAGTTAAGTTCTATGTCAGACTTAGACTTAGAAATAACTCAACTTGCTTTAATGCAAAATTCTGGAAGTAGAAAGAAAGGTCTTGGAGGAGAAGATACAAAAGGAACTAGAATCATAAAATATCTTATAACTGTTCCTGATAAAACTACATCTTATGTAGTACAAGGAACTGGAATAGATGTTAAATTATTTTTTGATAAAGAAGGATATAGAATAGGAAAGAGAACAATAGATGCGTTATATTCTGTAGTAGCATCTGAGCACAATCGAATACTTTCTCAACAAGCAAGAAAAAGTGAAAACAAAGCATACAATAAAGGTTCTAATTTTTTCTTTTTCTTTCCTACATTAAATGATCTAATATTTAATAAAGATGAAAATGGTAAAAAAACTACAGTTAAATTACCTACTGATAAAATAGGAGATAAGACAGTAGAACAAATCATAAAAGAAGAATTAAATCGCATCATAAAAAATGATGTATCTAACAAATTACAACAATGGAAAGAATTAGGTATTAGTTCTCAAACATTAAAGTTAGTAGATTATAATTACTTACAAAAGATACTTGCTTCTCAAACAGATGATCAAAATAATCAATTAACATTAGCTGCTGCTGATTATATTGTTAATAGTATATTAGCTAAATTTAATTCTCATCAAACTTTTATTGATGATCCTGCTGTTTATTTCAAAACTGATGTAGCTACAACTTGGGATAACGTTGGTAAAAGATTAACTAATCTTATCGCACCTTTTAAAGAAGGTATGATAGATTCAACTAATAAATATTTTTTATCTGTAAAATTAGCTGATATAGAATCATCTGCATTAAACAATGCACAACTAGCTGCAAGATTGTCAAAATATTATGAAGATAATAATATTGGACTTCCTTACGATGCTATTAAAGGAACAGATGCTCAAGAATATATTACTTTAACTGAAAAATTAAAAGTAATGTATATGTATGGAGAAATCTCTACTAAATTATATAATGATCTATTAGAGAAAATCAAAACTCAAGGAAATAATTTAGTACTTACAAAAGATGAATTAGAAAAAATATTATTTAGTTCTGATAAACCTGTATATTCTTCAAGAATAGTCTCTAAAGAAGATGATACAATATATAGAGAATATATTAAATCTTCATCATTACCATTAATTCCTCAATTTACTCAAGGTTTAGAAATAGATAAACTTAGAGTAGCTATGGAGAAATTACAAAATTCTTCTAGTAAATCTGTACGTGCTGCATTTAATACTGCTACTAAATTAGGAGGTAAGCAAAGTATTAATATCTGGAATACAGATGGAACTATAAAAGATGATTTAGATTTAACATCTTATGCAGTAGAACTTGATAGAAGTAACTTTGGTATTCAACAAGAAATACCTTATGATGAAACTAAAGATGAAACTGTAAGATCAACTCAAGTACTTAAATTATTATTTGATAGTATTGAAGAAGTATCTGGTTTTAGATATGATAATAAAGTATATAGTGGACAAGAATTAAAGAAAATATATGATGATTTACAAAATCAAATATATGAAGATGGTTTGAAATCTATTGAAAAAAGAATAGTAAAGAATGGACAACTTAATAAACCAGAACTAATAAAGCTATTAAAAGGAGAAGGTATTAAAAGAAATTATTCTCCTGCTCAAATAAGTTTCTTAATAAGTAACTTAGAAAATACAGATTTTGAAATACCTTTTTGGGCACACACAAATAATGATAAAGAGCAATCAATGCTTACTTCTATCTGGACTAACAAAGTCTTGAAGCAAAAGATGCCTGGAGGTTCTTATGTACTTGTATCAGAAGAAGGTATGCAAGGAAAATCAGTAGGCGCTTTATATTCTCAATCTTATGATCCTGCTACTGGTTTAAAACCTATGAGGATTGTTTATAAAAAAGATACTGAACAATTAGAAGAAGAAGAATATAAAAAATTATCTAAAGCTGATAGAGAAGGATATAGAGAAATTGTAAAACCTGCTCAAGTTATAATGTCTTGGAACTTGAGAGATCAGAATGGAAAGTTATTAAATCAAAATGATTATATCACAACAGATGAACAAGGTAATAAATTCCTAGATACTAAAAAAATACCTAAAGAATTATTAAATCAATTTGGATTTAGAATACCAAATCAAGGACATAATTCTATGTCATTGATAGAAATAGTTGGATTCTTACCAGATATATATCAAGGTGTAGTAATTGCAAGTAGAAATTTTGTAACTCAAATGGGTTCAGATTTCGATGTTGACAAGCTATATGTATATAACTATTATTTAAATGCAGATAAAGAAGGTAATCTTTCTAAACAAGATGATGCAAAAAATAAATTAGTTGATATACATAAATCAGTATTATATAACAAATCAGTATTTGAATCAGTAGTTAAACCTCTTGATTTAGGAAAAATTAGTTATGAAACTGCTGATGGCAAGAAAGGTGGTATAGCTGAAAAGATAAAAAAACAAGAGAATACTAATAAAGAAAATTATCTTAATCCTGATTATTCTAAAAACAAATATTTACAATCAGTAGATGGTAAAGCTATGGTTGGTATTACTTCTGTAAGTAATACATTTAGTACGCTATTACAAGGAAAAGAAATATCCTTACAAAAAGTAGTAGTTATAAATGATGAAAAACAATATGTACCAAATTATATAATTTTTGAGGTAGACGGTAAAATAAAAGAATTTTCAGATTTAAGTTCTGCATTTACATATTCTGGAAGAAAGAAAAATGAACTTCATCAATCAATTCAATCTGCATCTGTAGATAATGGTAACAATCCTATATTATCTTATATTAACGTAAATCCTGCAACATCATCTGCATTAACATTAATGCTTGATTTAGGATTAGAAGAAGATGAGATATATGGATTACTTGCTCAACCAATACTTAAAGAATATACAAAAAGAGTAAAATTAAGTAAAAGTAAGTTACAAGATGAAGTAAAAAAAGAAGAAGATATATTACTTGATCTTATAAAAGAAAATAGTGTACTATACAACGAATTAAGTACTAAACTTAAAATGGATGATCTAGAAAATTATCCATTATCTAAAAATCATTTTAATCAAGTTTTATTTAATGAAGGTAAAACTGACTTAACTAATGAAGAAATTCAAGTACTAGTTTTACAAAAGTTTGCACAACTTAAAGAAATAGGAGATAAGTTATCAAGATTTCAGAATCTATTAAATATAGAATCTAAAGGAGTCGGTAAAAGTTTATTAGATTTATCTGATAGAAGAACTTCTATTGATAAATTATTTAACTCAATTCAGTTTAAAAATATAAACAAATTAGTTGGTGAATTTGATGAAGGAGAATTGACTCCTAATACTATTACTGGTTATGCACTTACAAATTCAATATTTGCTGCTGATGATGTAATTAAGAACTCTAACTTAATGCCTTACTCAACAGAGGAATTTAAAAAGTTACTAAAACAATACGAGAGTATTACAAACAAAGAACCTAATACTGATCAAAAATATGAAGTATGGAAAGCTATAAAAGCTTTTATATTCTCTAACTACTTTGATCCTACTGAAAGAACTAGAATATTCTTTGATGGTAAAGATAACAAATCATTAAATACAAGAATAAATGCTTTAAGAAAAACTAAACTTAAAAATAATCAATTTATTTTAAGATTAGATTTATCTAAAGTAGATTTAAGTGGAAAAAATCCTTCTTATGTATTTTATAATTCTTCAAAAGAAGCTGATATAGAAGAATTAAATACTTACAAGAGTTTCTATGAATTAGTATATAATGAAGATCCAGAGATAGTATCAATAGGACAAGATTTAATTAGATATTTTTATCTTAATGGAGGTATAACTAACTCGAAAGATTGGGGTAGATTTATAGATGCTTCTATGCTTACCAACATAGGATTATCAGAATTTGCAAAAACAGTAAACTTTTCTATACCAGAAACTTATGGTTATAAACCAGAAATTTCTGATGTACTATTACAATTATTTCAACACAAACCTTATTTAACAGTTAGATTAAATAATACTGCTGATGTTAAAATAAAAGACGGAGTAATAACTATTAATAAAGAAAAAATACCTAGAGAATTAATATCTGCTAGTTCTACAAAACCTGTAGTTGTATTTAATTTAAATAAGAAATTATATAAACTAGATAATAGAGATGAAGATGGTAATTATATCTATCGTTCTATTCCAACTTTAGGTAAGAAATTCTTTAATGAATATCAACAAGACAAAGTAGATAATCCTGTAGATTTTCAAATAAGAGAAACTGTTAATAATCCACAGACTTATCCTAATCCTTTTGTAGAAGATGAGTTTGATGGTATATTAGATGTTACTGTATCAGAAGCATTATCTAATATAAACAATAATAAATATCATAAAGAACTAGTTAATCTATTTAAGAAATTAGAAGGTATTATAGGAAATATTAAAATAGAATCTACAGAAGAAGTAGGTTACTTTGGTAGATGGGATCAAAAGACTATCGGAGTAAGTTTAAAAGAATTAGAAGATAAAGGAAGATTAAATAGAGAAACTGTAGAATCTACAATATTAAAAGAGATTGTACATGTTCTTAATACAAAACTATTTAGATCAGAATTTACTCCTACACCAGAGCAAATACAAGCTAGAGCAGCTATAAATACTTTATACAATTCTATAAGAGAAAGAGTATTATCTGGAGAACTTACTCAATGGAATAGTGCTGATTTTATTAAATACGAAAGTATATTAGCAAAACTTAGAAGTAAAAAAGGAGTAACAGATCAAGAGAATGAATTTTTACTTACTAATAAAGCAAAGTTTTATGGCTTAACTAATGTAGAAGATTTCTTACATGATGCTTTATTACAAGAAGAATTTAGAGATTTATTAAATTCTATACCTTATGATGCTGATAAATCTTTACTTGATAGATTTATAGATTTAATATCTGAGATACTTAATAAGTTTGGTAAATTAGTTAATATTAATAAAGGATCAGCTCTTGAAGAAGCATTTGTTCAGTTAATTAAGTTAACAAATGAAACAAATCAACAGTCAGATAATACAACTCAAGATGAACAAATTTTCTATGATTTAGCAGAAAAGAAAATCAAGAAAGAAGAACAAAAGAATTATGAAAAAGTAATTAAAGATTTTGAAGTAAGAGAAAAAAGAATTAGTGAAGATATAACTAAAGCAAATGCAAACAAAGATAAAGTTTTAGCTACTACACTTACTAATAGATTAAAAGAAATAAGATTAGAAAAAGAAGAACTAATTGCAGATAACACTTTAGAAACTTTAATTAAGTTTGCTAATAATGATTTTAAATATATAGAATCTATTTTAGCAAAACCAGAGTTAAATGAAAGTGAATTAGAAAGAAGTTCTTTATACTTAGGTACTTGGTCTAATATAGATAACATAGATATTTATAAAATTTTATCTAGTTATGATGTTAGAACTGAATCACCTAAAGCAATTATATTTAAAGAAATAGCTGAAAAAGCTAAAAGATTAAATACAAGAATTGAAGAAGCAAAAATAGAAGTAGAAATACAATTAGTGCAAGATTTATTAAAAAGAAATGTATCAAGAGATCAATTAACTGTACATTCTGATGTAGGATATACTCAATCAAAAACTAGAGATATATCTACATCTAATAATGTAATTCTTGATGTAGTAGATCAATTAATTCGTACTGCTGATTTTGCAACAACTACAGAATTAAATAAACTAATTAAACGAGTAGAAGATTTAACTGAAAAATTATCTAAATTAAACATTACTTCAAGAGAGGATTTTGCTAGAGTATTTGGTCAAGTAGATGAAGATGGACAACTAACAGGTTCAGTAGTAAGTGCTTTATCTTATGAATATTTTAGAGTTAGAGATTTACTATTAGAGAACATAAAAGATGCACCTAATCCTGGAGCTAAGAAAAAAGCATCAGAAAAGTATTATAATTGGATAAAAGAAAATCATATTATAGTTGATCCAAACAAATTGTATCAAGAAGATAATGATGGTATATTTATCTATAAACCAGATGCAAAATATCTACAAGCATTAGAAAAAGAATTAGGTGAAGATTATCAAAAAGTAATTAAAGAAGCAAAAGAAAAGACAGAAGAATATAATGATTTGTTAAGATTGCAAATAGAAGCTACTAAAGATAATCCTGATGCAGCTAGAATATTAGAAACATGGAAACTAGAAAATAGTCCATTAATCTACATTGATAACTTAGTAAATGGATTAACTATTAGAAAGAGTGAAGGAAAAATTATATATAATCATGGATGGCAATTTATATCTAAAAGAGCTAAATCTCAATGGGAAGATTCTAAATATAATGAACTTCAAAAAAATGATGATTTAAAAGAATATTACGATTGGTATGTATCTACAATGAAAGAGTTGAATGAATACTTACCGTATAATGTTAGAAAGAATCTTAAATCAACTGATATTCCTTCAATAAGCAAGAAGTTACTTGAGGAGTTACATGATACTGGTATAAACAAATATGCAAATAGAACTTGGAGTGCTTTATTAGAAGAACTTAGTGTTAAGAAAAATGAAGTACAAAAACTTGTAAATCCAGAGACAGGTAAAGAAGAAAAACAATTTAGTTTTCAATACTTAGAAGAATTAGATCCAAAAGATAAATCTTATAATCTTACTCAAGTAATTAAATTATTTGCAGCACAAGCAATTGGATATAAACATAAATCTCAAATTGAAGATAAGATAAGACTTTCTCAATCTATATTAGATAATGCTTTAGAAACTGATAAAGTTGGTAAAACTACAACTACAAAAGGATTAGCTAATTTAAGAAGTCAACTTAATTATGCAATAGATGCAGGTTTATATGGAATAAAGAAAGATAATAAAGAAGGTAGATCAAATATTCAATTTATAACATCAGCAGATAAAGAAAAATTAGCAAGAGAAATACAAAAAATTGAAGCATCTGATATGACAGATGTAAAGAAAGCAAATGCTATAAGTAAAGCTACAGAAAAATATACTAGAGTTTTAACTTGGTCAAAAGTAGGTGATACTTTATTACAATATACTCAACTTAAAGGTATGGGTTGGAATATATTTGGTGGAGTAAACAATGCTTTATTTGGTCAATTAGCTAATGCTAACTGGGCAGCAACTGGAGTTGATTATTCAGATGATGATTTACAAAAAGCAATTGGTACAATGCTAATTGCTCAATCTCCAAATGATTCTTCTACAAGAAAAAAGGTTGAATCTTTAATGATTAAATTTAATACAGTAAAACAACTTAGAGATAAAATATATAGTGCTACAACTAACTATAACAAAGCTAGAAAAGGACTTCAAAAATTATCTCCATATGAGTTATATGCACAAGGTGAATATTTTGTACAAGGTCAAGTTATGGTGGCATTACTTAATGCTACTAAAGTAAAAGTAACAGAAGATGGAGTAGAAAAAGAAATAAGCTTATTTGAAGCATTTGATGAAAATGGTAATTGGAATACTGAAAAATTTGGAGAAAATTCAGAGTATTCAGAGTTAGGAGCTAACACTTTAAAATTCAAGTTCAAGTTAGATAGCTTATTGAAAAAGATACATGGTAACTACGATCCTAATGCTAATATAGCTATTAATGAGAAGTTTGTAGGTCGTGCTTTAATTCAATTTAGAAGATGGATTCCAGAAGGTGTTGCTCAAAGATTTGATGGAGAAAAGTATGATAACTATCTAGAAAGAACAACTAAAGGTAGATACTTAACATATTACGATTTAGGTTGGAAAAATTCACTAAAAACTTTATTGAAATTAGCTATTACTAGAGGTAAAGATTCTTCTTTTAAAGATTTAAATCTAGAAGAAGATAATCTAAATATAGTAAAAGAAAACATGAAGAAGAATCTTAGAGAGATTTATTTCAAACTTTCTATGATGGGTATGTTCATGTTATTATCTGGACTAGACGATGATGATGAATGGACTAGAAGAGCTAAAAACTATAGTCTTAACACAATACTTAGATTACAAGATGATATTGAGTTTTATTATAGTCCTATGGCTTTTGATAATATAACTAGATCAGCACTTCCTGTATCAAGTATAATTGTAGATTTTGCTAAATTTAGTGACAGTTTTGTAGATACATTAGAAGGTAATGGAGAATATAAATCTGGTAAACATTCTGGTGATAGTAAGTTGTTATGGAAAGGAGCTAAGTTGTTACCTCTTACAACAGCAGTTACTAACTTAATTAATAAAGGAGAAGCTCAAGAAAGTTTTAGAAAATAATTACTAGCGATCTTTTTAACGCCTATTGCCCAAACAACGCTTTTTAACTATATTTTCAGAAAATATGAAATATGGCATTGACAAGAATTTGGGGAATAACAAAAACAACAGTAGATATTTCTCAAGCTGTTTTTGTTGATAGTACTGTATATGGTACACCAGAGTTAAATAGAAATCAAGAAGCTCATTATGTACTAATAGCTAAAATGGATGAAAATCAAGTATTATCATTCATTTCTGGAATTGACAATTCTGCACCTTTAACAGCAACTAATTATAGTTTTGCAAATTCTGTAGATGGAGCATATCGTATGTTTCAATTTAATCCTCCTTTTTATTCTGGTACAGGAACATATACTAAAGAAGTATCTTCTGGAGGTGTAGTATCTGTATATGCTGATATTGTTTGGCATCCTGGAACTGCAAAATTCTATAAAGCAATAGCTACTAGTTTTACAGCAATAGAACCTGGAGTTACTGTTGGATGGGCAACATCTTGGCAAGCTGATCCTGACTTTACATTAGAAGTATCTAATACTAAGACTAATACTTTTATTAAAGATGATATTATAACATTTAGATATGAAGATTGTCTTGTAGAATATATTGATGAAACTACTGATGATATATTATGTGGATTATGTACAAGTTGGGATAAACTATTTCCAACATTATCTGCACAATTATTATTAGATGGAGCTAATTCTAATAATTGGCAAAACAAACAAACTAGATCAGAAATTATAATTAAAGCTGCAACTAAACAATTCTGCTGCTAATGCTTGATCCTAACTTACAAAGTATTATATCAAAAGCTTATGCAAAAATAGGAGATATTTCCTATGCAATAGCTTTAAAGATGAAAATAGGTAAAAATACATTACCTGCTCAAAGAGCTTTGTTTGAACAAGGAATAAAAATGTCTATAATATTAAAGATATTAACTAGACAGATTAAATTTGATCCTGTCACTAATATACCTACATTATATAGACTTACAGAGTTACAAGTAAATAGATTAGTAAGATGTTTAGTTCAATTAGGAGAATTAAATAAATATCCTGTTGTTCCTTCTTTATTACCTAACGTAACTCCTGTAATACTAAATCAAGGACTACAAGGAAATCCTGGATCATCAATTACTGGACCAAAAGGTGATCCTGGAGTTGCTACTGATTTTTCTGTAATAAATGCAAATACAACTGTAATAGTTGATTCTTTTTTACTCACAGATGCAAAAGCTGCTAAATGGGAATACTTTATATTAAGTAATACAGGAAAACAATAGGTAATGTATCTAATCAAGCTCAAGCATTTGCTATAACAGGAGATGTAACATTTAGTCCTACAGGAGTTGCTTCAATTACAGCAAATTCTATTATAGATGCAGATATTAATGCAACAGCTAATATAGCATTAACTAAATTAGCTTCTTTAAATAACAATATAGTTCCAATAACAAATGGGTCTGGTAAACTAATATCATCAACTCTTAATCCTACAACATTAGGATATGTAGATATTGATTCTTCTTTAACTGGATTATTAGCAAGTAAGTTAACAAGTCCTCTTACAACATTAGGAGATTTACTTGTTCATAATGGTACAATTCCAATTAGATTAGGTATAGGTACAAACAATCAAGTATTAACAGTAGTTGGAGGAAGTGCTACTTGGCAAAATGTTCCTGCTGGCTGCAATTAAAACTAATACTACAGGAGAATTTCCATTAGGATTTAGAACAGAATCTTCTGGAAGCTACATAAGATATAAAATAGTTGACTTTGGTGTTAACTTAGATATGCAAGAAAATGTTGCTATTAATCATGGACTTAACTACCAAAAAATTTTAAGTTATGATGGATTTGTCTATGATAATACTAGAACACTAAAAAATAAAATAGGAGGTAGAAAAAACTTTTATAGTACAACTTCTACGGACTCTACAGATATAGCGTTTTTAGATTACAATGGCGGTATACAAGGGTTAGATTCTTCATATATAATTGTCTGTAGGAGACCAGCATCTATTGGTGGTAGTTATGATGATCCCGGTTACAGTAATGCGTTAATTAGATTAATTATTTGGTATGAAGCTTAATAGCTTAAATAATAAAAATGGCAAATAGATTAGTAATACGAGGTGGTCAAAAGTTACTTGGAACAGTTGGTTCTGGTACTGGCGATCCTATATTAACAAGAGATGCTACAACCAAAGAAGTTGGTGAAATTCCAGCTATTGATCCTTCTGTATATTTAAGTACAGGACTTAATTCTGGACAATTATTTGTAGGTAATGCTTCTAACTTAGCTCAAGCTAGAACAATTACAGGA